ATTGATGGAAGGGGAATATGAGATAAATGGCTCGCCAGGCAAGCAAACCTGAAAATGAAAGAGGGGGTTTGACTAATGAGAACAGGAGACACTCAATCTGCACCTTGATGTGTCAGGTAAAGACACATGGGCGTTGAGTCCTAATGTCGGCAAGGGTGAATTATGGAGGCAGGAGTTGCCGTAATGAGAGTAGAGAGGGCTATCGAAATCCTGCTTAATCACCAAGCCGATATGCCGAGGGCGGATGTTCCCGACTTAATCAGCGCTATCAAGCTAGGTATTGAGGCACTGAAGCGACTCAAAGAACACAGAGAACACCACATCGACATAACCTATAGGGCTTTACCTGGCGAGACAAGTCCATCCAACCCGGTCGGGGCGGCAGGAGACAGCTAAAGAGAGGTAGTTATGCCAGACCTAATAACTCAGGTCGGATACGCAATCGTAGCGATAGGAGTAATTCTGATTATCGCGACGCTCTGGATGATTAGTAAGACCGGGACCAAACGCAAGGGCAAAAAGAGTAAGGATTGATGAGGTATGGATATTAAGTCAATTGCTATTACCAAGATAAACCCTGCGCCTTTATGGCTTGCGGTCGGTGTCATAACGGCGAACACGGAATAGAAGAGGTTGATAGTCAGCCTCAATTAAGCTGGATAAGGGGTTGAGGGATGGCTAGGATAATCAGGGTATTCCCAAGAAAAACCAATATGACACCGAGGGATGATTACGCTTTCGTTGGTGACCCTCCGTTAATACGGCCAGAAGCCGATGAAGTCCATATCTCGGCAACGTTCACCTGGGATAAAGTAGAGGCAGAGCGGTTACGCCTAGCCTGGGGACAATACTATCCTATCGCAAAGATTGGGGGGCCAGCGTTCAACTCAATCGTAACTGACTTTCTGCCAGGTAAATACATCAAACCTGGGGTAACGTTCACCTCTGCAGGCTGTAATAACCGATGCCCCTGGTGCCTGGTTGGACAAAGGGTAGGCAAATTATTCGAGTATACGGACTTTGCTCCAGGTTATATCGTGCAAGATGATAATTTCCTCCAGTGTGAGCGTTACCATATAGAGCGTGTTTTTGAAATGTTGCGCTATCAGGGTAGGGCAGTGACCTTCTTAGGTGGACTAGATAGCCGTCTCGTATCAGATTGGTTTACCGAAGAACTAAGGACTGTGACTGTAAATGAGGTGTTCCTTGCGTGCGACACAAAAGAAGCCATTAAGCCTCTGCGAGTAGCCATTAAGAAGATGGGGTTACCCCAACAAAAAGTGCGGTGTTATGTGCTTTTGAAGTTTAGTCCTAGCGAAACGATAAGTGAGGCTACAGAACGAATGATTGAAGTATGGGAAGCGGGGGCTATGCCCTTTGCTCAACTTTACCAGCCGGAGGATCACTGGATTGCTTACCCTTTGGAATGGAAGCGATTTGCTAGAACTTGGTCGAGGACAGCGGCAATGAAGGCAGTAATGAGGTAACAGTGGACGACCACCGAAAACTAATCAAGCAGAGGCTAAAACGGGCTAGTTCTATGAAGCTCGTTATCGAGGACGTAGACGAAGGGGACTACTACCAAACCCCTGCCGATGTAGCCGAGGCCAACTCCAGGGGCTTATGGCACAGGACGCCCCACCTGGATTTTATCTCGAATAAAGTGGGGGAGATCCGCTACCGGCCTATACGCCTGATAATCACCATCCCCCCGCGTTACGGTAAGAGTGAGCTTATATCTCACTGGACGCCGGTATGGTTTCTGGAGAAATACCCGGAAAGGCGTATCATATTAGCCAGCTACGAGGCGTCTTTCGCTGCAACCTGGGGGCGCAAGGCCAGGAACTCAATAGAAGAGAACCAGGCCGGTTTGAGTATAGAGCTTTCAGACGACAGCTCCGCCGCCCATCAGTGGGAGCTAAAGATATACGGTGGCGGGATGGTAACAGCCGGCGTCGGCGGCCCCATAACTGGCAAGGGCGCCGATTGTTTCCCCGCTGGCACTCTCATAACTACAAACAAGGGATTGTTACCTATTGAAAACTTGCAATTTGCCCCCTTATCCTGTAAAATATTAACATATGACACAGACAAAAGTATCCTGCAATGGCAAGCGGCCGAAGCTTACAGCATCCGTCCGGCGGCTAGGTTATACCGAATCCGCACTACCTCTGGCGGAGTGGTTAAAGTTACGGCAGACCATAGAATCTGGACCACGTCAGGGTATAAGCGGGCGTGTGAACTTGCCCCCGGTGATACTCTCTTGCGACTGGTGCGGAAAACAATTCCAGCGACCCGCTTATCAGATGCGGAAGTCCATCAAGCACGGACACCAAACGAGTTACTGTTCGGCAAAGTGCCGAAATGCACACGAAGCAGTCAAAAACCGTCGCAGGTGCATTGCCTGCGGTCAACCAGTATTAAAGAAAACAAGAGCTTACTGCGAGGGTTGTCGCCCGCCACGGTTGGGGCGCAAGGCGACATACCCTGCCATAATGAGGGCTTGCCCGATGTGCAATCGGGCATTTCGGGCCAAATGGAGAGGGAAGGGGAAGTATGCGACTTATTGCAGCAAGGCGTGTGCAGAGAGGGGACATTCCCGCTTAATGGCGGGCAGGCACAATCCGAAATGGAAGAATGGAGCGACGGCATTGCGAGAGCAACCCCATACAGCAAAAGTCTTTTTCGCTATGAAACCCCTCATATTAGAGCGGGACAATCGCACTTGTCTTGCGTGCGGTGCAACCGGGCGGCTTCAAGTCCATCACCTAGACAATTGGCCGATGAACAATGCCGCATCGAATTTAGTTACTTTATGCCCAACCTGCCACCAGCGTCTTCACCGGGCGTTGGACTCAAAGCAACCACGGATACTGTGGCCGTGGTTGAGCGATTATGCGAAACGTCCATTGTCTATGACCTCCAAGTAGCCAAAAACCACAACTTCTTTGCCAACGGGATTTTAGCCCATAACTGCCTAATCATCGACGACCCTATCAAGAACATAGCCGAAGCTATGTCCCCTGTTTACCGCGAGAATACCTGGGACTGGTGGCGGACTACCGCCCGGACCAGGCTAGAGCCGGGGGCATCCGTAATTATCATAATGACCAGATGGCATCACGATGACCTGGTGGGTAGATTATTGGCGGACCCTAGTGAAGAGTGGGAGATAATCAACCTTCCCGCTATAGCAGAGAGGGGCGACCCTCTGGGGCGGGAAGAGGGCGACGTATTATGGGAAGAGCGCTACAATGCGGAAGATTTAGCCGTCACCCGGGAAGCGGTTGGCGTCAAGTTTTGGCTGGCCTTATACCAGCAACGCCCCAGCCGTGAAGAGGGTAGCATATTCCGCCTGGAGTGGTGGCAGTATCACACCCAACTACCCCGCCTGGACTTTATCCTGCAGATATGGGATACCGCTTTCAAGGCTAAAAAGACTAGCGACTGGAGTGCTTGCGTAACCTTGGGGCGACACGAAAAAGGTATTTGTGTTCTCGATGTGTGGCGTGGCAAGGTGGAGTTTCCGGAACTGGTCAAGGTGGTCATAGCACAGAATACCATCCATCACCCTCATAAGATACTGGTAGAGGATGCCGCCAGCGGGACGCCTTTGCAACAGTCCTTGACACGAGACACGAACTTGCCTATAGTGGGAGTAAGTCCAAAGGGGAGTAAGGAAACCAGGGCGGAGCAAGTAACAGGAGTTATTGAAGCGGGCCGGGTATCCTTCCCCCAAGAGGCAGAATGGTTAAGCGTAGTTTTAGGCGAACTAACCGACTTCCCCAACGGAGTGAACGATGATGTAGTAGACGCCCTGGTGTATGGCATTAACGAGTTGAGCTTTGCTCCCTCAGATATGCCGGACCAGGACGAGAAAACACAGCGAGAGTTGGCTTTCGGCGGGCTACGAAAGAAAAACTTTTAAGCTAACTCCCGCTCAATGATAAAGAGGGCATGGCCAAACGCATAGACGTAGGTTATGCCCTCTTTTTGTATAGGAGATTATGAAGCTAAAAGCAGGACCGATTGAGTTCAGTTTCAAAGAAGCACCAAAGCCGTCCGCCCCTACCAGTGAGTTAGGTAGCACAGGGACGAGCTTTTTTAGCGGGATACTTACCGGCGAAGAGTATAACACCGACCTGCAGGGGTCTAAGGGCCGGGACATATACGAGAAGATGCGGAAGTCCGACGCCCAGGTCAAGGCTACTCTACTGGCTTGCGAGCTACCACTCCGGGCGGCTACCTGGCGGATGGAGCCGGCGAGCGACGACCCTGGCGACGTAGAGATAGCGGAGTTCGTCGAAAACAACCTGATGGAAGGAATGACCATCACCTTTGACAGCTTCCTAAAGCACGTTCTTTTAATGCTGCCCTTCGGCTACTCGATATTTGAAAGGGTCTACGCATTAGAGGACGGCCGCATCAAGTGGCGGAAGCTGGCACCACGCTTACCGAAAACCCTCTATAAGTGGAATATAAACAAGCAGGACGGCGGGCTGGATGGGATAGAGCAATTCGTCTTTAAGAACGATAAATACGAGTTTGTCGATATACCGGCAGACCGCCTGGTC